TGATAACCGTTTAAGGTTCTCAGATTCGGCTGCGGATCGAGAAAGATTCTCGGTTGCTGTAGCAATTGCATCTCCATCTCCTAATTCTTGAGCGTCTTTTAAATTAATTTTCGCTCGTTCAAGATCGGATTGTATCCTATTGTCGTACTCTTTGAAAAGGGAAGAATCGGAATTCTTTAATTTTTCTTTTAGTTGAGAATTATCCGTGTGTATACTTTGAGCATAATTTACAGCTTCATCTCGCTGTCTTTCTGCTTCTCGCATCTTATACGTTAGCTTATCTATCCGTTTTTGTACGGAATCACTAACCTTATCTAATTCGTCCTCTTCTTCTTTTACAGGGGTTGCTTCAACTACTTCAACTTCCTTTTCAGGTACATCTTTAATTGAATCATCCACATCTGCTTCGTGTATATCAACTTCGCCTTCGGGAAGTTCTAGTTCTATTTGTTCTGCTTCTTCTTGCATGGTGTCTCCATGATTAGTTATGATAAAATATCTTCGGGATCGTCAATTACGGCTAAGATCTCATCGTCATTTAAAAGACGCATATCGCCGCCTTCTATTTTAAAACGAGCCCCTGCGTAACGCCCAAAGATTACCCAATCGCCCTTTTTACACCAAGCTCCATCAGGAAACTTACGAGAATCTCCATAAGCGTCAGGTCCAAGTGCAATCACATAACCAACTACTGTAGCAATACGTTCTCTATCTACAGTTTCTTTAGCTAAGTGTATGCCACTTTTAGTAACTCCTGGCATTGAAAAAGGTAAAATTAAAATACGATACCCCGTTGGACGAGGTAACTTATCTACGTGCGAGTCCAAATTCTCAGGAGTAAGCTTCGGTTCTTCAGCTTCGCTCCCAAAATTTGCTACTCGATCTGGAACAGTTTCAGTCATCGGCATCCTCCATATTGGATTGTAAGGTTTGAATTTCCTGTTCAGCTAAACTCAAACCTGCTATTTCACCCACTATCCTCTGGTATTGTTCAAAATCTTGAATACTACCTGAAGCTAGTGTCTGTGCGAGAGCTTCTTTCCTCTCTCGATATTTACGCAGCAAATGCTCCGTAGCAACGATATAGTCCATTAATTAATTACTTAATGTATCTATACCAAAGAAGTCCTTTAGTTTGACCGTAAGCAGCTTTGACTTTCGCTTTTTCGCCTACGATATCACCCTCTGAATTAGTAATCACCTCTCCCGCTTTAACAGTCTTAGCTTGAGCAAATCCCTTGCCCGACGGAGTCGGAACTTTAGGATCTGGTCTATTCGTCTGTTTAGACGGCGAAGGGTACTTATCATTGTCATAATAACTACTCATTTTTTTCTCCTTTTCTTTTGACGTTTTTTAGCAGCTTTGGCTGCAGCTTTCCCTTTCTTTGTATAGGGATAATGTTTTCCACCTACTTTTGGCATAATTTACTCCTTTTCTCTACTTTCCCGAACTGTTTTAACCAGTTCAGTATAGTTCTTTTCAGCGTCGCGTTGATTACGCATTTCTAATTCCTGTAAATCAATCGCGGCTTTCGTATCTTCTACTCTTTCTTTAGAATCCATTTTCTCACGTTCAATCTGTGCGTCTAAGTCCGCCTTCATTAACTCGGTTTCTTTATTACGCACGTCTTCCATCTCTTTCTGAGATAATTGTTCTTTTTCTAGTTGTAGTTGCTGTTCAAACATCTGTCTTTGTGGATCAGGTGTTTGCATCGCTGCAGCAAGGGCTTGTTCTTGTCCTGTCACCATTTGAGTGGCTTCCGCTGCGGCTACTGCAATTTGACTTTCCACTTCAGGTGGAATGGGCTGTCCAGGGGGTGGTAGTTGTATACCTTGCTGTGCCAAAATACCCTCAATCTGAATTCTATACTTCAACGCGTTATGTTGTTGCACATGAGCTTGAAGTGCCGCCATCGCAGGTTGATTTTCTGCAGTATTTGGATTTTGCAAAAATGCCACATGTGCCGCAATATGCGCATCATGGTTCTGTTGCGGAAACGCTTGTAAAGGGCTTTGAATTAAAGAATCCATATTTTCTTGTACAGGATCCGTGGGTACGGCTTCTGCCTCAGGCGGAAGTATCGCATCTATGTCTTTTATGTTTAACGCCAAATACATTTTACGAAACGCCTCGCGTAAGTCGTGTAATTCAGGAGCGGACTGTGCCATTTGCAATTGTGTTTGCGCTAACGTGATTCTTTGCGTCATACTGAAGATATTCGGGTCACTAACAGGAATTACATCAACACTATTGTCAAAATCCTGTTTAAACACACTTTGTTGGGCACCTTGCACTTGATACGGATATTCAGGGGGTAAAAACTCTCCAAATACCCGTTTAAGGATTTTAAACTCAACCCGTTGTGCAAAATGCAAACGTTTGTGAATCGCGGACATTACGCGTTGCCCTTTCTCCAATAACGCTACCGTTGTTCCAACTGGAGCTTCCGCATTCCCGTCGCCTGTCGGTTGTTCTACCGTGGCGGCAAATTGTTTGCCTGATTCCACTAACGAGCCTAATAAAGTCGTTAAAGTGCCACTGGGATCCTTGTACGGTAACGGCATAAACGCATCGGTGAGTCTACCTCCTGGTGCGTCCACGTCTCGCCACTCTCCTGGTTGAAGAGGGTCGTCATGGCGTTGAATGTTGAGTCCTCGAGACTTAAACCCTGCAGGTAAGTTCGAAAGCGTACCCGCATCTATCAATTGACGCAAAATTGCCGTTACCGACTTGGTTAATCCGCCCATCATGTGAATAAGCCCAAAACCGTAGAATCCCAATCCTGGTAAAAATTTGTAATGGGTGAAATACTCAATTTTTTTCCGCATTGGGTCATCGGGATTGTAGTTTGGACGGATCGCCAAAACATCATTCGTATCTTTACAGATGGTTACAATGTAAGGCAAGCCTAAACCTGTCTCTTCCCCATCTTCGTCGGTATCTTCAAATCCTTCTAGGTCTAAATTAACGTGAACTTCTAATAAGGTGTATTCTTCATCACTAATGGTGCGAGAAATCCCCTGAAGCTTGTCGATTTTATCATCGACGTCAGTATTTTCTACATTCGTAGAAGGCGGGTTCATTTCAATGTCTCGATAGAACCCAGAAAGCTGTAATTTGCGTAAATCGTTTTCCGCCATGTGAATTACGTGCGTAATTCGCGGAGCCGTTAATAAATCAACGGCGTAATACGGCACTACAAGGTCTTCTGCCTTAATAAAACGTGCCGTAGCCCGTCCTAAACTGGGATCGTAGTAAATTTTCTTAAATGCGGAGCCTGATAAGGGCAAATAAAACAATAATTGGTCCATTTCAGGGTCAAATTCCTCCATTTTGTAGGTAATTTGATAATTCATGAAATTTTTGACCCGATTTGCCTTTTCTAACTTCGCGTCGCTCGAAAGTCCCAACACTTCGGTGTCAACGGGACCGCCAAGGGGTAATAATTCTTTATAGGCTTGTGCCTGAAACTGGGTCACGGCTTCTGCGAGGATAGGATGGTGCACACCCGACGCCCCAACAAAAGGCTCGGAGCGATCTTCAATATTAATACCTAACAAATCCAAGCCTTTACTAAAGGTTTCAAACCAATCGTCCCGTGAATCTAAATCTTCTTGATATTGTGCCGTGAGTTCAGAAGCAATGGTATTAAGTTCCCGTTCGTCTAAGGCTTCCGCTAAGTTTTCTCCGAATTCAACACTCCCGCCTACACTGGGATCGGAACCAATCACAGCGGAACCGTCTGGCTGCATAAAGACTTCCGTGTCTACCCCGTTTTGTAGGGGTTGCTGCATAATTTCTAATTCAATATCCTCGTCGCTGCCTGGAATGATGTTTAAAGGGGATTTTTCAATAGCCATATCTGCAAACTTTACTCTTTATTTCATTAATAATAAACCCATTGACGCGGGGCGTAACTTTCTTCGTCCTCATAGTCGGTACTCAACGCTAGGAAACCACCCTCTCGAAAGCGAGCTAGGGCGAGGGTTGTAGCGTCTACGAGGTCGTCATTTTCACCGTTGGGAAAGTCCGAAACTTCTTCCATTAATTCTTCCCCAAAACGGTTTTCTGGCACCCAAATGCGCCCGTCTTGAAAAATAGGACTGACCGAATTTAAGCGCGCTATTTTATCCTGCCCTTTGGAGGGCGAAAAGGTGTTCACGGGAATCCCCACGCGGCGCAATTCCTGTACCAGTGGAATCCCTGAAGCCTTGGTTTCTATGATCACAATATCGGGTTCCCAATATTCGTACAAACGCAACGCTTCCGCTTTTAATTCGGGAAAATCAAAACGCTCTTTAATGCAATCAATCAAAATTAAATGCGCTTCCCCACCCGCGTACAGGTCGTCCCCGATTTTACCTTCGGGATACCAAACACCCCAAGTGGTGATCGCCGTGAAATCCGCCCGCTCACTTTTTAGAAAGGCGGTGTCGTAACTTTGAATTAAAT